GTTTATGACCTATTGGTTCAACTCGAAAACTAGGGTAAAACAAGGTTTTAGGCGCTCATTTCTATAATTGGGGGCTGTATTTTCATATAATTTATTGGTTATCAATATTTTATATAAAATTTATTTCTAAAGTATATTAATGAATTTAGAGCTAAAAAAATTTGATATGAAAAGCATCAGTTTTAAACCCAATGAGTCTAAAGGCCCCGTTATAGTATTGATAGGTCGTCGTGACACCGGCAAATCGTTTTTGGTGCGCGATATCCTATATTACCATCAAGACATACCAATTGGAACCGTCATCGCTGGCACCGAAGAGGGTAACGGTTTTTACGGCAAATTGGTGCCAAAATTGTTCATCCATAATGAGTACAATACGGCCATTATTGAAAACATCTTAAAGCGTCAACGCGGCGTTTTGCGGCAAATCAAGAAGGAAATGGAACAATTCAATAAAAGCACAATTGACCCCCGCACGTTCGTCATTTTAGACGATTGTCTCTATGACAACACGTGGGCGCGGGATAAAATGATGCGATTACTTTTTATGAACGGGCGGCACTGGAAGGTGATGTTACTTATCACAATGCAATATCCATTAGGCATACCGCCGACGCTCAGAACTAACATTGATTACGTCTTTATTTTGCGCGAACCCTATATCGCCAATCGGAAGCGTATTTATGAGAATTATGCGGGCATGTTTCCCACATTGGAGTCGTTTTGCCAAGTGATGGACCAATGTACGGAGAATTTTGAGTGTCTCGTCATCAATAACAACGCAAAATCCAACAAACTCCAAGACCAAGTGTTCTGGTACAAGGCAGATGCTCACAACGATTTCCGCCTCGGATCCAAAGACTTCTGGGAACTGTCCAAGCAGCTCAACGACGACGACAATGAGGAACAATATGACCCCAATAACGTCAAAAAGAGAGGCCAAGGGCCCAAAATAGCAGTCAAAAAGAGCAAGTGGTAGTTAAACCGCTTTCTGCACAGAGAAAGCGAAATAAAATGTAATATTAATATTTTTATAAAAAATAGTTCCTCATTTTGGAGGAGCGGTTTTAAATAAAAAAGAACGGTAAAAAAGATAATGTCAATATTCATTACATCATCTAAAAATGATTAGTCATCCTTAATAAAACAATTCAATAATTTCTATTGTTTTTTCTGTTGGATTGTCAATCCAATACTGTATTTGTTGCTTCAATGTCGCTATACGTTCTTCCCATTCCTTTAGTTTGGTTTTTGATATTTGTATAACGCCCAACTTATTTAATTTCCAACAAGATTTTACTAACACGCCGTCTTGGTTAGTATAATCATCTGGATTAAACCGAATAAATACAATTGGTCTATGTTGTAGGTCTTGTGATAATTCCATTAACCGCTTATGTTCGCAACTACAATCGTAGTCAGTATGTTTATTTTCATCAATTTCAACAATAATAATATGCGAACCCATATCTAATAATAAATCTGGACGTCTTTTAGAGCAGCCATCTTGGACTTTTTTATCGGCAACCCAAGTGAAATCTGAAAATGTTAGTTTAATTCGGTCAACTACGTCTTTTTCTTTTGTTTTATAGTTTCTTGTGTTTGGTTCATCTGGAAATAAATGAATAAAACATGTAAGACAATGACCTTGATATTTATTTTGTTTCTTTTTATCACACCAAGAAGACTTACATAAACTTGAACCTCCACATTCTTTACACCATTCTTTTCTTTTATTATGAACACATATATTTGAGCCATTACATGGAAAACAGTTGCTTATTTGTATATTATGAATACATATACGACTTCCACCACACTCTTTACATTGTTGCTTTATTTTATCATGTGGACATATATTTGTTCCGTTGCATTCTTTACAATTTGTTCTTCTTCTACTGTGTTCGCATATAGACGCGCCTTTACATTCTATACAAACTTTTCTATTTTTATTATGTTCACATATTTGACTTCCCCCGCATTCTTTACATTCTGCTTTATATCTATTATGTTCGCATATTTGACTTCCCCCGCATTCTTTACATTGTGTTTTTAATTTATTATGTTCGCAAAATGAACCACCGCCGCATTCTTTACAAACACTTCTCTTTTTATTATGTTCGCAAAGGGAGCCTCCGCCACATTCCTTACAAATAGTTTTTAACTTCTTATGAATACATATTTGACTACCTCCACACTCCTTACACTGTATTTTTATTTTTTTGTGTTCGCAAATAGCAGAACCACCACAATCAACGCATCTTGATTTTCTTTTTCCATGAGGACATTTATTTTCTTTTTTTGGTTCACAAGGAATACATAGCTCTTCCATAATTATTCTGTATGAATATATAATCATTATTTATTTACTTTCAATTTTATAAATATTTAATATTCTTCAATTAACAGTTTAAAATCAACTCCATATATAAAAGTATGAAGTTGATGTATTTTTTTACCGTTGCGTTGTTCTTCTCTAAATCATTGTCTTATAACCAACAACGAATGGTAAGCAGTTATTCTAAAAAAGTCCAGTTTTATATGAAAAAAGAGACTTACAGAGAAGAAAAGCTCACTTTTTTATACCAAGCCAAGACCGAAAACCAGCGCAAATACGTTGCAGCGCTGAATAACAAGAACGACAGCATAACAGCGGTTATTGGGCCCGCCGGCACCGGTAAGACCTTATTAGCGTGTAATGCGGCCATTCAAAACCTAAAAGACGGCAAAATAGATAAAATAATTATTACACGACCGGTGGTCCCAGTGGAGGAAGAAATCGGCTTCTTGCCCGGCACCATAATGAAGAAGATGGACCCATGGACGCGGCCAATCATTGACATCTTTGAAGAGTACTATTCAAAGTCGCAAGTAACTAACATGATGCTGAATGGTCAGATAGAAATCTCGCCCCTAGGCTTTATGCGCGGGCGCACATTTAAGCACTCGTTTATAATCGCCGACGAAATGCAGAACAGCAGTCCCAATCAGATGTATATGCTTCTAACAAGAATAGGCACCAATAGCCGCATGGTGATAACCGGTGACTTGGACCAAAGCGACAAATTTGAGAACAATGGACTGAAAGATTTTATCAAAAAATACAACGCAATCCAAAGCCAAAAATCATATAAAAATATAAATTTGGTCCATTTGGACAATAATGACATACAGCGCAGCGAGTTGGTAAGCCAAATTATTGAGATGTATAGCAATACTAACAAGGTTGCTAATACAAATGGTGACCGTAATGGTAATAAATTTGCGTTCAATATTGATAAAGATGCGGCGTTGATGCCCAAAAATCATTTGTTAAATTCGCCATATAAAAAATAAAAATAATCCTTTAGGAAAAATACAGACAACTAAATATTTAGGAAAACTTAACAAAATAACCCTTTAGGAAAAATACAGACAACTAAATATTTAGGAAAACTTAACAAAATAATTATTTAGGAAAAATTAATAATTATTTTTATTTTTAATTACAAAAAAATTTTTTTGTAAACTTATAGTATAAGAATGCGTAGAGGAATGATGTCACGTAAAAGACGTTCAATGCGTCGTATGATGCGTATGCAAGGCGGTATGGGCTATGGTATGGGCTATGGCAATGGCATGAACTACGGGATGGGTTACGGCAAGGGTATGTATGGCGGTCGCAGAACCCGCCGCAGGGGCCGAAGCATGGGAATGATGAAAATGTAAAATAATATATAATTATATAGCTGCGTCTAATATAATTATATCTAAAAAAAATCTGTATATAATATAAAATGAAAAAAATGAATATGAATTCATTATTTAAAATAATAGTTGGACTCGTAGTTATTTTGGCGGTATTATATTATTTATTTTATGGAATAAATCGTTATACCACAGAATATTTTAGCGATAATGGGTTCAAATGGATTTCTAGTGGTACTTGTGCTTCACATAATATGCAAGATTTAACACAGAGCGATTGTTCAAATTATTTACAGAATTCAAATTATACAGTAACCGGCGCTGATCATGGTCCACCCGGTTGTTGGTTAGTATTTGGTGACTCCTTAACGGGCGCTATAAAAGCGAATCCTCAATTAGCCGGTAAAGGCTTTGGATGTTATTCAAAAAATAAAACTGACGGAAAACAATGTTCAGCTGATTTCCCGTGTGTATGTAAATAATCTATTTATTTAAAGCAAATGGTCCCGATTTCAAAAGGGATCTACCATTATCCGTTTTTCCAATAACCACGTTTTCACTCTCAAATAATTCAGCGCGAATATCCGCAGCAGTAATACTGTCAGCTGTCTTATTCGCAAATGTGTTTTCAGTGGTGTTGAGTCCACCCGCACCAACCAAATTACCATCCTCATCAATGTCTTGTGTAACAGCATTACCATATTTCTCGGCATTCTTCTTATTCTCCTCAATTGCCTTTTGCTTAGTTTCTTTTAATCGCTGTTCAAACGCGGTTTTGGCGGCAGTTTCATTTTTCTTCTTTTCTTGAACCAATTGGTTCAACTCTTCTTCCATATATTCAACACGACCGGTTTTGTATGCCTCCGGTTCCCATGGTAACCAAGTGCCAACTGGTCCAACAAATACATCAAAATAGGGGTCAGTCTCTCGCAATAATTTGGCGCGTAATTCGGCCTCCTCTTGCGTAGCAAAATTGCCTCTAGACTTGAAGCCACGTGTAGATGTTTGGAAGTTGTATTTGATATTGAATTTCTTCTCCAATTCATCCTCTTCCTTATCCATAAATGTCTTGTAATCGTCTTCAATAGAGGATTTAATAATAGTTTCACGCTCTTCTTTTACGAAATCTTCAAAATCTTTAACCACTTCCTCAAACCTCAACTTGTACTTGAAAGAAACGAAATTAAGAAATTGATGGAATTTTTCCATAGACTTGTTCATTTCCCATGTTTTTAGGAATTCCTCAAAAAAAAACAGTTCCTTCTGTTTTACAATTTTGTCGGGAGATATAAAGGAAAAACAACCAAAATTTTGCCCGGCAATAGGCCTATCAACCTCTAACAAGTCAACATATTTAGGATTTGGCGTTCCATCCTTTTTATTTTTGCGTTCAAAGGGAAGCTTTTTGTTAGAAGATTTGTTGCTACTCATTATATATTTAGGAATAATTGGGTTTAAGTATTAATTTTACAAATTATAAATTTTTATAAATAGAAAAATATTTAATAAACAATAAATTCTATAAAATATTTTTCTATTTATTTTATATAACGAGCATGTTTAATTTTACTGAATTTATAAAACGTCTGATTAAATACTTGATTGAGGGTCTAATGGTCGCCATAGCAGCCTTTGCTATACCCAAAAAGTCATTGAATTTAGAAGAAATCGCTCTCCTTGCCTTAACCGCAGCTGCAACATTCGCTATTCTAGACACTTACATCCCATCGATGGGTGTAAATGCTCGTTCGGGTGCGGGTCTAGGTGTCGGGTTCAATTTGGTTGGCTTCCCTGGCGGCCTTTAAGTTGTTTAATAAATGTTTTAAAACCGCCATTATGAATACATTATGCTGTGTGTTTTTTATATAATTATATAATATATTATATAATTATGAGCATCCCAAAAATAATATGGGCAATTTGGGTTAATTTTGACAAATATCAAGATGGTAAATTAACAAGCCAATTAACATACTTTAAAAATAGGCTAACACAACAACATCGCGAATGGCAAGTTAATATAATTCTAGAATGGAATGTTTTGCTTAGTTATATTAGCGAAGACGATATATTGGTAGATATTGTTAAAAATCCTAATATTATTCAACAACACAAATCCGATGTAATTCGGTTTTTTTTATTGAAAAAATATGGCGGGTTTTGGATTGATATAAGCACATTTTTATTTACATCATTGAATATATATTATGAAAAACAGCCCACTGCGAACTTTATATGTTACTATACGCCGCCATTTATGATTGAAGAAATAATTTTTAGTTCGCTATCAGAGATGTTTGATAGTATCAAGTTCAGTGAAATAGTATCAAAGTTTAAACCGATCCAAGACAAATATATTAAATTAAATGACAAATACAAGGATTTCCCATTTATACCCGAAAACTTTTTTATCGCGTCTGTTCCCGCACATCCGATAATGATTGATATATATGAACAGTTGCGCAGTTTTTGGAGAATTTCAATGCCAAATATTACAGACGAAATAACACGGTGTGCCGAAATAGATTTGTTAATGAACAAATTAGGCGATGAAGTGTTTGAAATAAATACGTTAGACCATACGTTGACCAAAACTTATGATATGACCGACATAACAAACGTTAAATTTTTTTATCATTTATTAGATAATACATGGAATTGTGGTTATGTATTTAATTATCTTCAAATGTATATTGCTATAATAAATTACATAAAATCAAATAATTTACGGATAACTCAAGAAGAAAACTTACACCCAATATTTAGTCCATACACTCAAGATTTATGTTCTGTCGATGAAAATATAGATGCTTGTAAAAATATTATTGTTACAAATGATACAGATGGTAGCACATTATATTTACTATCTTTATCATATAACCGCCTAATTAAATGGGCCGATATAGAGCCCGAACGGAAAAATTTTAATAATACATTGATTCAAAAATTAATAAATAATATTGGCAATAATGGTTTTACAAAAGAAGATATGATACAGCAAATAGTTGATTGGGGTATTTATCAAATTAAATTTAGTAGTTGGACTCGGGATGCTGATGTGATTTTAGAGTTGGAGAAATTATTTCCAGTTACGACAATAGAAAGACTAACAGCTGAAAATGATCCGATAACTGAATCAGCAGCCAAAACAAATCCGATACCAATTTTAAATGCGGGTAAATCTAGAAAATCTAGAAAATCTAGAAAATCTAAAAAATCTAGAAAATCTAGAAAATCTAAAAAATCTAGACGGTAGGTATAAACTCCCAATTCAACTCGACACACATTTTCCGCCACGTTTCGTCTTGCTCTATTAATTTTTCACGATCTTTCAAAAGTGGTATATCGTTCAAATAATCATTTTCTTCTAAAAGCTCACAAAATTTGAACAAAACATAATAATAATTCAAAAAATTAACGCGATAATCGGGACACGTTTTGGCATAGGGCGATTGAATCTCCATAAAGAGATTACATAAGGTGTCTTCCAATTCGGGTCGGAAAACTGGAGGCTTGATGCCCAACTTATTTTTAATAAATGCGATATGTTCATAATATTTATTAAATCCTAGCTTTTTCAGAATATCCTTGGTTTTATAATGTGTTAGTTGTTCCAAACCAATTCGCTCCTTTTTAATTTGTAATTCAATTAATTCAATTACTTCATTGGGTATTTGCGTTGTCTCTTTGCCTTGAAATTGGGCCAAAATCTCTTTAAAATGGTTTATTTTTTTGTAGGCATAAAAACATACTTCTTTTGGCGGTTCTTTATAACTCGGCTTTTCATTTTCTATTAAAAATGGAATACTAACAGCACATCCATTACAAATGAGTACACCTTCATCATCTAACGGTATCATTTCGCCTTTACTACATGCTTTACATATGTCTACTTGCTGAACATAAGATTTCATATCAAAATAGGTTTCGTCGATGTTAGTTAAATATTTTTGAACAATATTTTTATTATTCAATTCATCACTACAATTGTCATCATTATCGCTAGGCGTAATTTTAAAAATGTTGAATAGCAATTGACTCTTAGATGTAGGCGCTTTTGTTTTATCATTGATAAGATTTATTTTTTGTTTGTTTTCAAAATACTCAAAAATATATTTAGAATTATCTAAATAATAATTTGTCTTTTTCTCTTTCAGATTTTTAATATTTTCATTTATTTCCTTTATTCTATCCTTTTTTTCCATGATTTGATCAATAGATAAATTAGCCGCAGTATTTGTTAATTCTTGCTTTAAGTATTTTTTTTCTGCTTTTAGCTGTGGTATTGTAAACATATCATTATTATTAAATTCATTAACAAATTCATTATGTTTTCCATCTAGGGTTGTTGAATATTTTTTACTCACTTTTATTTTTTTGTTAGTTTTAGGCTTAAATGATGGCATATATATATATAAATTATCATAATTATTTAATTTGTAT